TTATTCACTACAAAAATACAAAAAAAAATGAAAAGATATATAGTAGTATCAGATACTGAAAGAGAGCGTTTGGTGCGTGTTTATAAAGTTAACGCTCGCACAGTGTATAACGCATTGACATATTCAAGCGATAAAGGTCGTGGATTTACAGATACAGCAAAGCGAATTAGAGAAGACGCCTTAAGACATGGTGGAGTTATCATGAATGGCGATTGCGTGGAGATGGAAACTCTTCACTTTCACGACAAAACAATTGTGCAAGTATTTCCTGCAGATAGAGAGATACGTATAAGTGGAGATAAAGCAAGACTTTACAAACAAGGCAAACTGATAAAAGAAATAGAAACCCCACTTATAGCAGAATTGGAAAAGCTTCAAGATGAAATTCGCCCACATTTAAGAGATTATACTAACGTCCAAAGATTATAATAATGATTGAATATTACAACGATAAACTTTGCATCCCTTCAAAAGAATTAATTGAGCGTGGATTGTTAAGTGAGCCAAATTATAAACAGATGGCTGCACGAAAAAAGTTTTGTGTTGTACGCCAAGGAAAAGGACTAGGAAACTACGCTTTAGTCGCAGTCGATAGTCTTCCATCTGACATGAAAGAAGCAGTTAGAGAATGGTATCCAAATATCGAAATAACACGCCTTGTAAAATGGATAAAAGATAACTACATCTACGATAGAAATGCTTATAATTTCTACTCAGACGAGGAGTTATGTGGCGCAAAGCTTTCACAAAAGCACATTTTAGAATACACCAACAATGCAAGTGTGATTCAATGTGCAATATCACTTTATAACAATGCCAAAGCGCAACACCAGGTGATGGGTGAAAGATACGACTGGGAGATGATGACGCAATGCCTTGATTTGATAAAAAAGGAATTTAATCACACGCTGCCTTCAAGTGTTATTCGCTTTCGAAAGAAAGTGAATGAATTTAAGAAGCAAGGCTATAAATGTTTGATAAGTGGCAAATTTGGCAATCAAAACACCAGACGTGTCGACTATAAAACAGAGCAATTGATTCTTGGTTTAGCTATACAAGGAAATCAACCATTTGCAAAGCAAGTCTATGACATGTATATTTCTTTCGTTTGTGGTGAAATTGAAGCTTTCGATCCAACTACAGGTGAAATGTTTAACCCAGATGAATTTGTCGACAAAAAAGGCGAACCTAAGAAATTGAGCGAAGCAACGATAAACTTCTATATGAACAAACCTAATAATAAGGTTTTGATTGAACACAAGTTGAAGAGCTGGACCAGCTTTATGCATGAAAATGCGCCACACGTGCATCGTCATGCACCAGAGTTCTCTCTTTCAAAAGTTAGCTTTGACGATAGAGATTTGCCTCGTAAGCTAAAAGACACAAAACTTAGACCAAAAGCATATTACGCTTATGACGTCGCAAGTCAATGTGTTGTTGGATTCGCTTACAACAGATATAAAACAACCGATATCGTAATAGAATGCTTTAGAAGTATGTTTAGACTACTTGATAGACACGGTTGGGGTACTCCTGCACAAGTCGAGGTTGAAAATCACTTGATGACACAGTGGAAGGACAACTTCCTAAAAGCCGATGTTATGTTCCCATTCGTGCGCTTCTGTGCTCCTCAAAACTCGCAAGAGAAGTATGCAGAACCAATGAACGGTGGAAAGAAGAAAGCAGTTGAACACCGCAACCACTTAGGCATTGGACGCTTCTATGGTAAAGGAAAATGGCGTACAGAAAGCAAGAAGATAAGCGATGCAAGTAATGACTCATACGAAGATAAAGAATATTACACCTGGGAGCAACTAATATTAGAGGATGCTTGCGACGTAATGGAATGGAACAACTCCTTACATCCAAACCAAAAGAAGTATAAAGGCATGACACGCTGGCAGGTATTTGAGGCAAACATTAATCCAACACTTCAGCCAATTAATAAAGCTGTTTTAGCAAGATATATTGGTGAAAAAGTGGAAACGAGCATCAGGCGAAACAGCTATTGCAGAGTTGATCATCAGGACTGGTGGTTAAGTGATACAAGCGTTCTTGAAAAACTTGCGCCAAACAACATGAAAGTAGATGCTTACTATATTCCAGATGAAGAAGGTAAATATAATGAAGTGTTCATTTATCAAAATGACATGTTGGTTGATAAACTAGAAAATTTAGGAACATTCAACACTGCAGACGCTGAACAAACAGAAGAGGACAAAGCTATATTCTTAAAACAGCAAAAGAAGATTGCTTCTTTTAATAACTATCTAAAGAATAACGCTATTAATCATGTAGGTGTATTGAAAGAAAGAGATAGCTATGTGGAAGATGTGGAAGACCTCGAAGTAGAAACGCCAATCCCCAATAATGATGAAGACTACAATAATTACTTAAGTAGTTCTTGGGCACAAGACTATGCAAAAAAAGGATTAGAAGACCATTAAACAACGTTCAAATAACATTTAAACTCTATTTAAAATGATTACAAACGATATAAAAATACGAATTATCGAAGCTATTAAAGCTAATCGTGAAAATTATCCAAGTGACGCAAAGCACGCAGCTGCACTAGGTATTAATACTGCAGTGTATAGTGCAGTGAAAAACGGACAAACCGACAAAGTTTTGAGTGATGCTAGTTGGATTGCCATTGCAAGAAGATTAGATGTTGAGTTGCGCTCAAAGATTGAGTGGAAAGCAGCCAAAACACCTACATACCTTTATATAATGGCACAGCTAGAGTTCTCACAGAACTCTTGTACAAGTGGCATCCTTTGCGATATTCCAAACATTGGAAAGACATTTACAGCTCGCCTATACGCTTCAAGCCATAAGAATGCAGTGTATGTCGACTGCTCTCAAGTAAAAACAAAGCTAAAACTAATTAGAAAAATAGCTAAAGAGTTTGGTGTGAATAGCAATGGACGATACAGCGATGTTTACGATGATCTTGTCTTCTATCTTCGCAGTATTGATCAACCTCTGATTATTTTAGATGAAGCAGGAGATTTGCAGTACGAAGCCTTCCTAGAACTTAAAGCTTTGTGGAACGCAACTGAACGTTGTTGCGCATGGTATATGATGGGTGCGGACGGATTAAAAGAGAAGATAAACCGCTCTATAGAATGCAAGAAGGTAGGTTATACAGAAATGCTTTCACGCTATGGAGATAGATATTCCAAAGTGACACCAGACGATGGAAAAGAAAGAGAGAAGTTTTTGAGAGAACAAGCACACATTGTAGCGAAGTTAAACGCACCTGAAGGAACAGACGTGAAAGCAATAGTGTTGAAGACACAAGGAGGCTTAAGGCGTGTTTATACAGAAATTGAGAAATTGAGAACTATTTAAAAGTAAATGGGATGAAAATATTTGAGATGGAAATGGAAGCAGCCTTAAAAGGCATTCACGCAGAACTTGCAGAAATGAATAAAACAAAGCACATTGATTATGAGCAGCGCAAGTATGAAGTGATGCAAGATATTTATACAAACACCATTGTAAGAATGGTAGTAAAAAAAGATGAGGTTGCAGATAAATTTATAGAGAGAGCTTTGGAATTTAGCGAAAAGGCTGCAGATAAGTTCATTGAACGATTAAAAGCTGGAGGTGAAAAAAGATGAGAAAGCAAACCAGACTATACAGTTTAAACGATATATCACAGCGTAAATATAAGACTATAAATTGGGAAGGACAATGGAAAGAGGCTTTCGGTTGTCCTGCTATTAACGAGACATGGTTTATTTCTGGAGCATCAGCGCAAGGAAAAAGTTCTTTTGTTATGAGACTTGCAAAAAAGCTTTGTGAATATGGAAAAGTTCTTTATGTAAGCGCAGAAGAAGGGATAAGACAATCGTTTCAACGAAGAACAAAGATGTTCAACATGGAAGAAGTGAAAGAGCAGTTCTTTGTGATTGTGAATCCTAATATCGAGGCTTTAAAAAATCGATTAGCAAAACGCAAGAGTCCTCGATTTGTTATTATAGATAGCTTTCAGATGGCAAACTGGACCTATCAAGATGCAATGGAGTTGATAGAAACGTTCAATAAGAAAAGCTTTATTTTCATTTCGCAAGAATACAAAAGCCGTCCAATGGGTGCAGATGCGGTACGTTTGAGATATGCTGCAGGCGTGAAAATTAGAGTGTCTGGCTTTATGGCTCTTTGCTCTGGACGTGAAAAAGAAACTGCAGGCGGTGGCGGTTTTGTTGTGTGGGATGAAGGAGCAATTCGATATGGAAATAAAATCGCAGTTGAAAAGAAAAACGAGATAGACAATAAAATAAACAACAACGATGAGTAAAGTAAGTGAAGTAATTAATTTAACGACGCCTAGTTGTCTTGGAAATTCTAATCCAATAAGCACTGCAGGTGTTGTACGATTGAACAAAGATTGCAAGACAGTTGCAAAAGAACAAGTTGTAAGTGAAAATCACTTCTGCAATAAATGCCAGGGCAATGGTTGGTTTTGGTCTCACAATTCATATAATGAACCAGTGAAAGAGCCTTGCTCAATGTGTGGAGGAACTGGTGTACTAGATGCCGTGGTGACAATAGAATGGAAACAACAAATAAATAATAAGTAAAGATGAAAAATATTTTAACGAACATCGCAAGCTGGTTTAGAACTACTTGCGAAAATGAGAAAAAGACAAGAAGAATTGAACTTGAGAATAGAGTTTGCAATGATGCAAAAGTAGCAATTCAAGTAACTGAATACAATGGTACTTTGTACGTTTGCCACAACGACTTGCCTTTGATTCCTGTTGAGAGCTTAAAAAATAGCGTGAATGATACTTTAACTGTTGCACGCCAGGTGTATGTAGATTATAAATTATCGCAATATGAAAGGTAAATTTTATTTTGAAACCAGGTGCGGAAAGAAGCATCCAAAGTGGATTAAGCTACTTGAGCAATATTTTCGCTTTATCACTTCTAAAAGCAATGAAAGCTTTACCTGGATTACTCTTTGCGCTGAAATGAACGAGGAACTTCTTGCAATAAAAAAGCGAACAGTTCTGAATGAAAAAACCAATCTCACTGCAGAGATTTGCGAAGATAAGGACGAGTACTCAATTGCAATTAAAAGAAACCAAGTGACAATGGCTGTTATTCGCTTTAGAGAGAATTAGAGAGAATGAAAAAGATAAATAATTACAAGTATTTCTACTTTCTTCTTCGCTATATCTATACGGACAAAGAAGAACAAGAAGAATATAAGCGAGCTCTTATTTCACGCATCACCGATGGGCGAACAACAAGCTTAAGAGAGATTGATGATCATGAGTATTTCACTCTGATAAATCAACTTGAGGACATTGTTGGAATAAAGGATAAGATAAGAAAAGAGCGAAGTGCAACATTAAAGCTTTTGCAAAAGGAATTCAACGTTGACACAACTAACTGGAATAAAGTTGATGCAATTTGCCTTTCGAAAAGAATTGCAGGAAAGCCATTCAGGTTTTTAAATATAATGGAACATGCAGCCGTGAGACAAAAGTTATATAGCATTCTTTCAAAGGGTGGATTTAAAGCCAGAAAGAAAGACATTTTGCAAGAACTTCAAATTGTGATCATAAGAGAAAAAGCAAACAACAAGAGTAATATTAATAACCAAAACAAGTATAATTAAATGGAAAATAAATCAATGTTAGCAGGCTTGACTGCAGAGGAGAAGAAGCAACTACTAAAAGAGTTGCAGAACGAAGAAAAGCAAGAACGTGTAGGAAAGCGTAACGCTTACGAGGCATTAAGAAAAGAACTACTTCTACAAGTTGAATCAAAGCTATTAGCAGTAGCAACAGATGTTGCATTGTTTAAGGATTGGTTAAATAAAGAGTGCGAATCATTTAAGGAAGTGATGAGCGAGTATGGACAACTTCGCAAAAGTGAGCAGCGCAACTTTACACTTGTAAATGGTTCTTTCAAGTTGGAAGTCTCTTCGAATAGTGTAAAAGGCTTTGATGAACGTGCAAATATTGCAGCAGAAAGACTTGTGAAATACCTCGAGGAGTATGCAAAGAAGACCGACAAAGGCACTGCAGACCCAATGTATCAGCTTGCTATGACGCTTTTAGAGCGTAACAAAGCAGGTGATTTGGATTACAAATCAATATCAAAGCTATACGCTTTAGAAGATAAGTTCGACAACGAATATGCAGAGATAATGACATTGTTCAAAGAAAGTAACGTTGTTCAAAAGACAGCACTCAACTACTATTTCTTTCTGTTGAATGATAAGGGTGTTTGGACTAAAATCGAACCATCATTCTGTAGGTTATAGGCTTTAATCGTAGGGATAAATAAAGGTGGGTATTGCCATGGGTAATACCCATTTTTTATTATTGCAGATAAAACTATATGTTATTGTTTGGTTTTATGATTGGATTTTGTATATTTGCACCTATGGCAAAAGGTCGAGACAAAGAGCTTATAGAACTTCGGGACAAGAAGTTATTTGAGCGTTACTACTACTGGAGCGAAGTCCAACGCCTTCGATTTGATGACACCATCCGCAAACTAGCCTTTGATGAATTCTTTTTAAGCGAAGCAACCACGCTAAGAATTATTAAACGCATGCTTGTGGAGGGTGCTACGGTTGATGGAAAGACTATTAAAAATAGCCGTTATCAAGGATTTAGACCTTCACGTCGAACGAAATCGAAGACTTCTGAACTCTCCTTTTTTGCTGAATAGCTTCTGAAACTCTACATGTGTATGTGGATTCATAAAGCTTTATCCCATGATTTATCGTTGTATATCTACTAGATGAGCGAATTAATGCGCCATCGTTATTTGGACGAAAGCCTTGCAGTGTATTATGCAAGGCTTTTCTTAGTTCCTCACGCTGCATAATTCTATCAGTTGTCTTTGAGTTTCTGTGAGTGTCATCATAGCAATCAATGATGAGTTTAACTACAACTGTGCACTCTCCTTCTTGTTTCAATTCTGACAAATCGCTCCATTGACAACTTGATGCATCAATGAGAACTGCAGGATATGTAAGCGGATACATATCTTTATTTTCATCGTCGATTGCGTCGAGTTGCCCATAATCTTCATCTACCAGAGATAACTGAGGCATGTTCTTATTTATTTCCTCAATGATATTAATAATCATTTCTTCCATATGCTTGTTCTTTTAATTCATTTAATTTCTTATCTATCATTTCTCTTAACTTCTTATTGAGTTCGAAGCTTTCACCGATGAATCTTCGCTGTGGTATTCTTAGCGTTTTTCTTTTTGTAAGTGCTAAACTCATCCACATCTTTGCTTCTGGTGGCATCGTGTCAAAGTTCATCTTTGCTTTTTTGCCTTTGCCTTTTCCTTTTTTTTGCCCTGCAATGGAATAAGCCTTTGCCCAGAAGAACTTCTTCATCTTTGGTGTAACTCTTATTGTTGCACCTTCATTATGATAGTTTGCGTATGGTTGCGGATTGCTTATGATAACAGTGCCAGGCAAAACTTGCGAAGAGATGCTTCGCATAAGCGTATCAGTTCCTGAAGTTAAAGGCTTATAACGACTTCCATATCTTTGACGAACAGTTGTAGCCCAAGTTTTATTGCCGTTGTTGGTAAAACCACCCAGTCTAAAGTTGTTTTTAAAGTGGTTCGTTGCAATAATGGCAGCCTTGCGTGGTAGTTCGTTTTGAGCTGCTTTTGCTATCTCTTCAGGGCATCTTTTTATGATAAAAGCAATTTCTTTGGGTGATATTGACATTTTATTGCATTTTATTTGGATTGTATTTAATTAAGTGCTATATTTGCAATATAAGATAGGTGTGGTGATGATGTCAGAAGGGAGACATGGGGTTCATTTATATGGATCATCATATCGTAGGTTCGATTCCTACCTCATACCTATCTTATTTTTTTTAGCTTAGGGTCCTTTCTTATATTCTTAGGGTCACGAACTAAAGAAGCAGTTCTGAGATAATTTGTATCCAATATTTCACGATTGCATTTTATGCCACTTCCGTTTATCTTTACTATGAATTTTTGATATTGGTTCTCATATTTAGTAAGGTATAATAAAGAAACTTTTTCAGCATCCCAATACACCTCGAACATCTTCGGATTATCGTAATTCTGCACAAAATTTTTGAAACCTTGGACACTTACTGCAATTCCTTCTTTTATCTTTTCAGGACGTGTAGCATGCTTCAAGTCTACATCTACAATGTGGATAGAAGGAACTTTTAATTTAACTCCAATTTCTTTTAGTGCTTTGACTTCTTCATTTGAAATTTCGCCAAGGTATACACCTTTTTTCCCTCCCCATGGTGAGTTTAAAACATTCTCAATAAATTCTTTTATGCTATTTCTTCTTTTTTGCTCTTCTTCCTTGTTATTGAAAAAAGAACAGTTATAGCAATCCTTTTCATGATTGCTAAACCATGTCTTCACTTTATTTTTTAATCCTCTATCCTTGTAAAAACTACATTGATTGCAGTTCTTTGGAAAATAAGGATGGGTGTCGTTGAACATTTTACCATCCTTGCCAGGGTTATTTTCTAATCCTCGCTGAGCTGGTTCGATTGGTAAATCATCTAGCACATCATCTGGCGATGCAGGATCATCTGTAGATTCAAGAGAACACTTGCAGTTCCATCTATCGCCTGGATGATGTTTGTTCCAAAATGGATGTTCAACAGGTAAGGTTAATTTCTTCTCCCAGTAGCCACGATGCACGGCTTCTGCATCAGGAGATGTAGTAGGCATCCATCTCAAGTTAGGCATGATGTCCTTATTTTCGATAAACGAACGCCAATCCGCAGCGTTGTGAGCTCGAAGAACGGCAGTGTTATACTCGGTTTTCAACCACGAACCAACATGATGAGAAGATATGGAAGATATATCTTTCATCCACTTATCAAATGGCTTCAAGTTACCGTTATCGTCTAGCAGTTTTGAAGCCATGCTTTTACCCATTGCGTGTGTTTTAAATGCTGCAAAGATTTCATTTGCATGCTTCACAGCGTCTAAAAAAACTCTATTGTGGTCAATCGAGAATTCGCCTTTTGATAAGCCTTTAGCCGTAGCATCATTCATTATTTTAGTGAGTTCTCTCCACATTGTAGGCTCAATGGAATTTTCAACATCGAAACCTCCATATATGGCATTCACGAACTCATCTAACACATCTAGGTCAAACTTAACACCACTATCTATGTTATCAAAGTGTGTGTGGCATGAACACTTCTTTCCATAGTAGAGTTCATCAACTAGAAGTCTATAGTGTTGGCTTTTGCCCCTTTTGTTGGGGCTATCCCAAAAAAACGATTTAAACGCTGTTTAAATGAAGTTTTATTATCGTTTGAATTCCCTTTTTCTTCCTCCTCTTTACTATAAGTAAGTGCAGCCTTTAACGCTTCCTTTTCTGCATTCTTTTGTTCTTTTAGTGCGTTGTAATCCTTTGGCTTTTCAATTCCGAAAGTGTCATACAAATAATCGTCGTCGATGGGTAAGCCCATATTACTGCACTTTTGAACGATGTCGATTTGCTGAGCTACATCTATTTTGTCTTTTTTCGCATATACGAACTCGCCACCATCAGTGTTGAAACCAAGAGCATTGAAGAGGTCTTTCATTTGATAGTTGAGAATGTCCAAGATAAACTCTCTATCATCTGCGTTCATTTCGTCCTCTTCATCCTTGTGAACAGTTCCTAATGCCTGTGTTCCTGAACTTCCAACGTCTGTTGTGAGGGTATTTCCTAAAATTCTGATAGACATTTTGCTATCCCAGTACTCTGCAAAGGTTTTGTAGAGTTCACTTGAACCTGTTTTATTTCCTGCTTCAATTAGCGTTAAATCACTGTCTTTGGGGTGAATGTACACGGCATTTGAACCTTGACGTCTGGCGTCTTGAATAAGCCTTCTTCTTGCTTCTTCATCGCCTGCATCGTAGGTATATTCACGAATAGGCATACCAAATATGTTGCAGAACCTTGCCCAGTCACCTATATTTCCTTTTTTGTAAAGCACTGCAGGTAGGATTTCTGCAAATATTCCTAATTTCCTTTCACTACCTATAAAGAGCATGTTCTGAAAGCTTTCAATTGGGACTCCGTCCATATCACCTTGGAAGCGAAGTAGTTTCCTTTTAATTGGGTCGTAATGCTTTCTGTTGATGCTTTCAAAGTGGATGTTTTGGTCCTCTTCTACATACAGTTGAAGTAGCGTAAAACCCCAGAACTCCGATAATATAAGTTCTTTTCTTAACTCTTTAAACCATGGTGAGCGCAGCTGTTTATTGATAACTTTGTCTGGTTTTCCATTGCGCTGAAACTCAATGGGTATCTGCGTTACACCACGTAAGCGTTTATCCATGACACCTGAAAGATGCAAGTCGAATGCTGTGCTTTCGTACATGTCGTAAAGCCTTACACGATTTGAATAATCAATGCTTTTTGCTGCATTGACTGCGTTCATGTAAGTTTCAAGATTAAAGTGAAAAAGTTCAGGCATTTGTAGAACTACGTCTGGTTGTCTTAAGCCTGGTTGTGAAATATATCCACCTTGTATAATTTTATTCTTAGTTTTTTTCATAATGATTAATCAAATACTGGTCTAAGTTCTTCGCTTTTTATCTGCCAATTCGAGTTGTCTGAAAGTTCATCAGAAGGTAGCAATGGTGCTCCTTCAACTGTAATGTCGCCTTTCATAACGCCTTTAAGCCAGGTCGTTGCACGTTCGTACCTGTCTTCTCTAATCTTAGACATTTTGTAAGGATTGTGCTGGCAAAAAATATGGTAGATTGCAATATCTAGCGCAAACATCAAGATGAGAGGATGTCTCTCTTCGCCTGTCTGTGAAAAGATAGCTTTGCAATCATATTTTTTATTAAGGTAGCTTTTCATTTCAGAGATAGCTCTATCCTCGCATATTTCTATTATTTGTGGATCATAATCTGATGTGCCTTGTCTTAAAAGGCTGTCGAGAATTTCACGATGAATCGAAGCATCGTAATCTTCAAGTGATATAAAATTCTGCATAACTTAAATTGTATAAGGGTTATTTTCGTTCAATTCGTTGTAATCAATGGTATAAACTGGTTCGAGTTCGTTTGTTTTTGTATCTGTCATTGTAACGCCACCTTCTACAGCGTCGCATCCGTCTGCAGGATAAGGAAGTGAAAGTTCGAAGAGTTTAAATTGGTTTCTGAGCTCTTGCATGTGAGGATTATCCTTTTCTTCTTCATTAAAGATGAGAGTACCAAGTCTATCTAAAGGCTCAAGATTAGCCTCTATACGTGTTGCTTTGTCTGTCTTTTTTCGTGTGTCTTCACGAATAAACAACTGCGTTTTTCTCTTTGCACATTCTTCACGAAGTAGCGGCTTAAAAACCTGTTGATAAAAAGGGTCTTGCAGTTTATTGTTTTCGATATACCAATAAACATTGGTCTTCTTTGCAACGTACTTGTCGACTTCGAAATACCAGCCTATAAAGTTGGCATTCGTTTCGTGTGCTAAAAATCCTTTTATAACATAGTACACGCCTTTTAACTTTCCAATCAACCACAAAGCTTTGGTAGAACTTCCTTTCTTCTTTGAATCAGAATAGGCAGGGTCGCCATATCCAATAAGGAATTGAAACTTGTTTAATGGTGGTACTTTGCCATATGTAAGATTCTTGAAAATCTTTCCTTCTGATACTGGGTTGTTAAAATACTCGCCCTGTTGCGCTTTAGTGCTAATCTTTGATAGCGTTCTATCTATCTGCTCTTCTGTATTCTTTGCAGGCCATGTACTTTTTCCGTTTTTGTCACGAATATTTACAACATCCCAACTGTTTGCAAGTTTGCCTGCACGTGTAATACAACAGTCTTTAGCGATGATATTACCACACCATATAACTAGTGTAGGTTCAGAAATAGAGCGTGTTGGGTACAAAGCCTTTTCTACCCAGTCCCACTTTTTATTGAGCGTTACAGGATTTCTGCAGTCCTCGTCTGTGTCGTAGTCATCCATGTAAATGACGTCTGGTCGAATGGCTTCGTTACGCATACCACGAGGCGCAGAACCAGCACCAATGGCAATGAATTTAGCACCGCAAGTGCAAGTGAATTCTCTATCAGTCCATTGACCCAATACTGGTTGCTTTCCATAAAACTGCTGTATTCTTGGATTGCTCTCAAAGTTGATTCTGTAAGGCGTCAACAAACGTACTGCAGCATCAATTGTAGCACTTGCGAGTGCTACGAACTTCTTGCGCTTAGTTAATGTGAGATACATTAACACGAACATCACAACTGTTGATTTTGCTAACTCTCTAGACCAGGAAAGAACTTCGTACCATTCATCATTCTCAATAAGTCGTTTTATTGCTTTGATATGGAAAGGTGCAAATTCATACTTCGCATAACTTGGAAAGAAGTATTTTATCCACTCTACAGGATCTTTCTCCAATCTCTCACGCATTTTATCAATATCATAGCGAGATAGAGATTCGTCTATGTCTATGTTCTTTGCAAGTCCTTTGTTATATTTTTCCCATATAGCAAGGGCTTGCTTGTCTGTCCATTTTACCATATTTATTTTTTGTTGTTTGCCTGGTCTTTAATAAATGCATCAAACAAGTTGTTGAACTCTTTTGCTTTATCAATATCGATAGGTCTTAGCCACGAAAGAAAGCGCATTGCAACAGATACGCAATCTGGCACACCTATATCAGATTCTAGTTTTTTGATAGCACCTGCAATCTTTGCAAGTGCATCTGCTTCTTGCGTTGTCGCAAAGCGTTCACCTGGTGGTCGTGAACTAATGTTGTTATTGATTTCAACAATTTGATAACTCCATTGCGAAATGATTTGCTCTGGTGTGATCGTCTTTGAAGCCTTTATTTCCTGCCACTTTCCTTTCTCTGCCCATCTTGCAATCGTTTGTCTTGTCGTTCCAACTTTCTCAGCAATTTCTTCTTGCGTATAATTTCCATCAAGATATAGCGATTGCGCAATACTTTTCTTATTTAAACTGTTGTCTTTTGCCATTGTAATTCTTTTAATAATGTGTAGTGCAAAGTTCATATATTTTTTACTGAAATAAAAACGCTTTATTTATCGTATCTATTTGATTTGCAATGATATACAAACGTGGCGCAACCATGTAAAAGCCGTTTTTTTTATCGAAAAGTGCTCTTTATATTTGCAAAAAAATTACAAACGAAAATGGCAAATAGTAGCATTTTTAATACCATCCCAGGTGATGGAGAAGTCGCAATTCTTTTGTATGGAAATGTTGGTGCAAATCAGCAAGTAGATTCAGAGAGAGTAGTATCAGAATTACTCGCTTTGGAGAAGATGTACAATAAAATTGATGTACGCATCAACAGTACTGGTGGCGATGTCTTTTCAGGAATGGCAATCTTCAACGCACTTAGAAACAGCAAGGCTAATATAACAATGTATATAGATGGCGTTGCAGCAAGTATTGCAGGTATTATAGCCTTGTGTGGAAAGCCCCTTTACATGTCGCCTTATGCAAAGCTCATGCTTCACGCTGTTAGTGCTGGAGCGTATGGCAAGGCATCAGAACTCAGAGAAACTGCAACCCTAGTTGAAAGTTTGCAGAATGATCTTGCATCAATGATTGCAGGACGTTTAGGACAAAACAAAGAAGAGATTGTGGCTAAATACTTTGATGAGAAGGACCACTGGATTAACGCACAAGAAGCTTTAGAAATGAAGCTAATAGATGGCATTTACGATATGAAAGGTGAAGATGTGAAAGCATCTACAACCGAGGAAATATACAATTACTTTAACAACAGGCTTGAGCAGCCTTTAAATGACAATAAAATGACATTAAAAGATCACTTAAAGAGCGTTGCATCATTTGCAAATTTGGCAGATGACAACGCAATTTTAGCTCATATCAATGAGCTAGAGAATGCAGCAACTAAAGTTGAAGCACTAGAGAAAGCAGTTGATACTTACAAAGAGAAGCTAGCTGCTTTGGAGCAGAAAGAAATTACATCTTTCATAGACAAAGCTATTGCTGAAGGTAAAATTACCAACGAGCAAAAAGAAAGCTTTACAAACCTCATGAACAGCGATAGAAAAAATACAGAAGCATTGATTAACTCAATGAAACCAAATCCTTTCGTAAAGGCTTCTTCTGTGTTTGCTCCTGAGAACAAGGGTGCAGAAAACATCGCTAATAAGACTTGGGACGAACTCGACCAGGCAGGCGAGCTTGCGACCCTTCGTGCTGCTTCTTTTGAAACTTTCAAAGCGAAGTATAAAGAGAAGTTTGGAATTGATTATAAGGAGTAATCCTCTGTAATACATCTCACCTACATTTACTTATTATTTACTTATTTATTGGTTTAAATTAAAACAAAATTACAATGGCATTAAACAAGGAAATTTGGCAGCAGTCTTTGGTGGAGAACTTCTATCCATCGAACTCATTTGCTGAAAAATCAGTAGACGATTCAGTTTACGTTTCAAACCACAAGGTGCATATCCCCAATGCAGGTGCTCCTTCTGGTGTTAAGAAGAATCGCCAAACCAAGCCTGCATCTGTGAATCAACGCACAGATAACGACTTAGAATACGTAATCGACGAACTAACAACTGATCCAATCTATATTCCAAATATAGACACAGTTGAGTTGTCTTACGATAAGCGCAATAGCATCTTGCAAAACGATAAGTCGCAACTTCAAGAGGTTGCACACGTGAACTTGCTTGAGCGTTGGGGTAAACTTGTTCCAAAGGAGCAGGTAATTCTTACAACGGGCACAAAAGAAAGAGACGCTCACACTTCTGCAACTTCAATTGGTAAGCGCAAGCGCATCTGCAAAGAAGATGTTATCAATTTGATGACAAAATTTGATGCAGACAACATCCCTGAAGGTGATCGTTACTTGCTCTTAGATGCACACATGTACGCTGATTTGCTTGCAGATTTAGCAGATACAGATAAGTGGGCTTTCACCAATTCTGCAGATGTTCAACGAGGTATTCTTGGTAACCTTTACGGCTTCAACATTATGAAGCGTTCAAAGGTTCTTCGTGTGAAAAATGACAAGACTTTGATTCCTTGGGATGAAGCTGGAGAAGCAGGCGAATTAGCAGCAGCACTTGCATGGCACAAACTTTCAGTTTCACGTGCAATGGGTGAAGTGAAGATGTTCGATTCAGAGAACAACCCACTTTACTATGGTGACATCTACTCATTCTTGCTTCGTACTGGTGGTTCAGTTCGCAGATACGACAAGAAAGGTATTTACTTGCTAGCTGAAGCTGCGAAATAAAAGGAGGTTTGAGTATGTTACCTAGAATTAAAATTCAATTTCTTAATGGTCAACTAGGCATCGTCGGGGATTCACCCGACGGCTTATTTGCCCTCGTTTGCGCAGCTGTAGCAGTTGCAGAGACTTTCAAACTTGACACTTCATATAGCATTCATTCGCTAGGTGATTTGAAAAAGTTAGGCGTTACATCGGAAAACAATCCACGCTTATTTAAGCATGTTGCAGACTTCTATAATGAAGTACCAGAAGGCACAAAGGTGATTGTATTTGGCGTGGACAAAACAAAAACATTCACCGAGCTTTGCGACAAAGAAAGCGGTGTAATTAGAGAATTGATCACCTCTGAAAATGGTGCACTTCGTGGCATCTTTGTAGCTGGAGATGGTCGAGAAGCAACAGCTACAACACAAGGTCTTGATGAAGATGTTTTTACAGCTTTACCAAAGGCGCAGCAACTTGCAGAATGGGCGACAGAGAGTCTTTTTGCGCCTCTTTTCGTTGTTCTTGAAGGTCGTGGATTCAAAGGTACAAAACCTAAATCTTTGCGCAAAGAGAAGTACAATCGTGTAGCAGTTCTTATTGGTGATACCATTGCTTCTTCTGAAGGTGCTGCCATTGGAACTCTAGCTGGAAAATTAGCTATCATTCCAGTTCAACGCAACGTTGGACGTGTGAAAGATGGTTCTTTGTTTCCTCTAGAGATGTTCTTAGGTGAAAACACCATTGAGGAATCATTCAGTCTTGTTTCTGATTTGTACGACGCTGGCTACATCACTCCACGCAAGTATGTAGGAAAAAGTGGTTACTACTTCGTTGATGATCAGATGGCTTGCGAGCAAACAGATGATTATTCGCACTTGACTGCACGCAGAACCATTGATAAGGCTTATCGAATTGCATACAATGCACTTCTTAACTTCATGTTAGATGAGCTCACAGTGAATGAAGATGGAACTTTGCATCAAGGTATTGTGATGGCTTGGCAGCAAGAGATTGAAAATGCTATCAATCGTGCAATGACTGCAGCAGGCGAACTGTCTGCAACAGAAGCAGGCGAAGGTTGTAAGGCTTTCATTGATGCTTCGCAGAATGTTCTTGCTACAAGTAAGATTAATGTGACTATCAAGGTTAGACCATTTGGTTATTCACGCTTTATCGACGTGAACCTAGGCTTCTTAGTTGAAGAAAGTGGAAAGGCAAAAGGTCAAAAGTAAAATAATGCAAGGTAGATTAAGTTCTACCTTGCTATAAAACTTAAAAAGATATGTTTAATTCAAGAGAATACGAATGGGCAGACATCGCCGTTGTAATGGGTGGACGCAACATTACTGGCTTGCGTGGCATCAAGTACAATATTAAGCGTGAAAAGGAATTGCTTCATGCGAAAGGTAATAAACCACACTCTGTACAGCGTGGAAACTACGATTACAGCGGTGAAATTAGCCTTGTGCAAAGTGAGTATTTGGCACTGCGTGAAGCTGCTAAAGGTGATATTTTGAACACGTCGATAGACATCGTCGTTGCTTATGGCGACCCCTCGAAAGGTGATGCGATGACAACAGACATTCTTATCGGTGTTGAGTTCACAGAAGATAATACAGAGTGGAAGCAAGGTGACAAGAACCTTGAAAAGGCTATTCCATTCATTTTTTTAAACAAAAAACAAGCGTAAAAGATGAAGTTTACAAAAGAGCAAATTAAAGAGTGGAAAGCTAAACACGGTGAGCTTTTCGAGATTACAGTAGAAGATAAGAGTTGCATCCTACATCGTCCAACTCGTAAGGATTTATCTTATGCTTCAGCGGTGAAAGATCCAATCAAGATGAGCGAAGTAATGCTGAACGCTTTATGGGTTGATGGCGATGAAGAAATCAAAGAAGATGACTCTTTATTCTTAGCAGCAATTCAAAAGATGCAAGACATCTTGGAGGTGAAAGAAGCAGAAATAAAAAAGCTCTAGAAGATGCTGAAGTTGATACTTCGGATGGTGTAGATATTCTCTTTTGGGACACCGTACTCCGCTATTACCTTTCAATTGAACCCAACGAAATGCCCGATGAAGTTTGGGCGCAAACGATAAAGAATCTGAATGAGATAAGAAAGCTAGAAAATAATGGATAATGCTTTAAAATTTTTAATCAAGATAACGGCATCACCAGGCAACACCTTGGCGACTGCTCGCCTTTGCAAGGATCAGCTTGATAGCATAAAATTAAAGTCTTTAGAGGCAAAGAATGCACTTAAAGAGACGTTTAATTTTAGTTCTTTCAAGTCTGGCTTGATGAGCATTCCAGGTATGGCTTTCTTGATGAATCCAACAACGCTCATCGGTGCTGGTATCGGTGCTGTTTCACGTCTTGGAGCGCAAGCAGAAAGCACCGCTGTAGCGTTTAAAACTCTTGTTGGAGATGAAAGTAAAGCAGGTGAAATGCTTAAAGAAATAGGCGACTTTGCAAACCATTCTCCATTTGGCAAAATGGAACTCGTCGAAGGTGCGCAGCAGATGCTTAACTTTGGCATTTCAACTGAAAAAGTTTTGCCACTGATGAAGCAGTTAGGTGATATTTCAGGTGGTAATAAAGACAGGTTCGCATCTCTTTCACTTGTGATGGGTCAAGTATCTTCTACAGGTTACTTGATGGGTCAAGACTTACAGCAGTTCATCAACGCTGGCTTTAACCCAGTTTATGAACTTTCAGAGATGACAGGTAAGTCAGTTTCAGATCTGAAAGACATGATGTCTAAAGGTCAAATCACTGCAGAAAATGTAGCGCAAGCAATTGCACATGCAACAGGTGAAGGGGGTAAATTCCACGGCATGATGGAAGCCAAAAGCCAAACGCTAGAAGGAAAGCTTTCAACTCTTCAAGATACAGTTGTAACGAGTGCAGAAGAGCTTTCAAAAGGCATTAATAGCCCTATTGGTGAATTGGTTGATCAGATTACTGCCATTATTCCAACTATCACAAATGGATTACAGATGGTATTCAGGGCGTTTGGTGCATGCATCAAGTTTGTTATGAAGTTCAAAACGGAATTAGCAATATTGGGTGGTGTGGTACTCGCAATCTTTACCATGTGGAAAATCTACAATGCAGCGTTAGCAGCTTATTTGGTTGTCTCAAAACTTTGCCAGGCTGCAACGGTTATTTGGACTACAGTCCAATGGGCATTAAACGCAGCAATGACGGTAAACCCAATAGGATTAGTTATTACTGCAGTTGTCGCACTTGTAGCAGCTATTGGATATGCTTGGGTTAAGTTTGCAGGGTTTAGAGCCTTCTTAATTACCATGTGGGACACCATCAAGCAGTTTGGAAATATCTTAAAAGACTTCTTGATTGATAGAATAACAGACTTAATAAAAGGCTTAGGTAGCGTTGCGACATCACTTTATAAGTTGTTTAAAGGCGACTTCAAAGGCGCAGCGGATTCATTCACTGATGGTATTAAGCAGATAAGCGGTTATAATGCTTTTAAGAAAGCCTACATTTCAACTTATGATACAGCAACTAATATAGGTGCTAATTTCAACAAGAACCTAAAGAATGAGAGAGCAAAGGACAAAGCGAAAGCTGAAAGCAAGTCGGAGATTGCAGATCCAGGAATAAAAGGTTCAGCCAAAACAACAAGTAACGAGGTTGTTTTTGGTGAAGGCAAGAAAGGTAAAGGCAAAAAAGGCAAGAAGGGCAAACATGGAAAATCAGCAGAAGAAATAGCAACAGGTGGAAAGCGTTCAACAGCTATCACTATGAACATTTCTAAATTCTTTGACACCATCCATGTTCACATGTCAGATAAGGCAGACACTGCAGAACTTGAAAGAGTAGTTGTACAATGTATTAATCGTTCACTAGCAATTGCGACATCAACAGATAGAGGCTAATTATGGAGTATAGAGAGATTTTAGATAAAGGTTTACCTCTAAAGGTGAATAACAAGGCTCATCGCTTTGTGCTTGAAAATCTTGCACTTCGAATTATCGGAGGCAAAGTACCACCATACTGGCTTTTTCGTGAGATTGGAATAGCGAACGTTGACAGTGAAGACTACGATAGCATTAAAGCTTTAAGTGATGAAGAATTGGAGGATATGGTGCGCACCAATGCACTTGGAATTCCAATGACAATGCCTCTTGAACTTCGAATAGAAGAACCTGGTGCAAAGTCATGGCTACTACCATTTGAGCCCATGATCAGTATTACTGGTAAAAACATCATTAAAAAGCGCAATGTGAACAAAGGTAGTGTTCGTGGCAGTATCAAAGAGCGTTGGGCGCAAGATGACTATGAGATAACAATCGAAGGTGTTTTGATTTCAACTGATGGAAAATATCCAGAACAAGATGTATCAAAATTGCGAAAGCATTGTGAAGCAGCATCTGTATCTTGTCTTTCTCCACTACTGGAGATTTTTGGAATAAATCACATCGTAATTGAAGAATGGGAATTACCCTTCACCAGTGGAACAGAAAACCAAAACTATAGTATCAAAGCAGTTTCAGACAACGACTACAAACTGCTTTTGGGACGTGAAGAATATAATGGATTGCGAAATAAATAACCTGTAACTATGTACACACTAGACTTCGAAGTAAAAATAGGTGAATTCTATCTTGGAATGGTTGAAAGTATCACCATCCACAAGAGTGTAGAGTTGCTTGCAGACACTTGCGAGATTGTTCTTCCTGCTGCTAGACTAAATAAGGCTTTAGAGATAGAAGAGCAAATTAAACGAGGCGATGAAGTAAGCGTTAGTATAGGCTATAAAGAAGTTGGAATAAAAGAAGAGTTTAAAGGTTATTTGCAAAGAATATCAACCGATGGAGGTAGCATTAAACTATTCTGCGAAGATGATTTATTTCAGTTTAGAAAGGACTTACCAAACGAGGAACTCAAGAAGATTTCACTTAGTGACTTGTTGTCGAAAGTGGTAAAAGGTATAGGCAAAAACTATAAAGTGAATTGTAGCTATACATGGGTGTATGACAAGTTCGTAATTCGTGATGCTACAGGTTACGATGTTCTTAAAAAAGTGCAAGAAGAGTGTGGAGCAGACATCTATTTAAAAGATGGTGTTTTGCATATTCATCCACCAGGTGAAGTAGTCGGCAAAGAGCGATTTTACGATTTTGCAGTGAACATCGAAGAAGCAGAACTATCTTTTAAACGTGCAGAAGATAAGAAGGTGAAAGTCGTTGTAAAAGCGATAATGCCTGACGGCAAAGTGAAAGAAATTGAAGTAGGTTCTACTGGTGGTGAAAAAGTCGAAGTGAAATGCCACGCATCGGACACTGCAAGCATGAAAGCAAGAGGTGAAGCAGAAGTGAAAAGACGCACCTTCGATGGATACGATGGCAGCATCACGACATGGTTAATACCAGAATGCAATCCTGGTGATACAGCGAGCATTCACGATGGCGATTACACCTATAAAGATGGAACTTATTTCGTGCGTTCAGTCACCACTGAATTTTCAGAAGGCGGAGGAAAACGCAAAGTTGAACTAGGATATAGATTAAGCTAATATGGATCAGTATAAAGAACTCGCAACGCTAATTAAACAAGCCTCATCAGGAGGTAGTCGTGTTACAATTTTACAAGGAATTGTGAAAGAAGTTAGCGGTATCACATGCACTGTTGAAATAGGTAGCTTAACTGTTTCAGATGTGCGTTTGCGTGCTTCTGAAAAACAGGAAGAAACGCAAATACTAATAACGCCTGTAATTGGTTCAGCAGTTATCCTTGCAAGTCTTTCAGGTGACATGACAAACCTTGTAGTAGTAGCTGTAGATGTAGCAGAAAGTATCACTATTAACGGTGGTAAACTTGGTGGATTAATAAATATTGAAGCCTTAACTTCAAAGCTTAATGAGCTAGTTCAAGTGTTTAATTCGCACACCCATACTGCGCCAAACGGACCGACAACACCGCCTACAACAACTGCGAATCAACTGCAAAGAAAAGACTATGAAGACGAAAAAATAAAACATTGATGAGAGCTATAAAATTAAAAAACTTCGAGATAGATATACAGCCAAAGTTTGACGCTGAAGGCAAAATACTTTCAGGCTTATGTTTGGGAGACACGCTTAGGCAAAATCAAGCGTTAATCCTGGTGCTTCATCAAGGAGAATTGAAAGAGCGTCCAGAAGTAGGCGTGGGTATCGAAGATATGCTTTTGGATAACGACATCCTTTATTGGAGAAGTCGAATCAGAGAGCAATTGGAACTTGATAATCAGAACGTAGATAAGGTGAGAATTACTACAGGAGGAATAGAAATTGATGCAAGTTACTAAAAAGAAAGAAAGGAGGAAATTATGCAAAAAAATACGAAAGAATGGATACAATATGGTAGTGCGCTAGGTATGCTTGCTAGTGGCGTTTGCCTTGTGTTTTTGTGCTTTTTCTTCAACAATTACGACTTGAAAGATTCTGTGTTGTGGTATGTTGGTCAATGCCTTGTTTACGCTGGTTCAGTGTTCGGCATTAAAGCTTACATTAACTCGAAGTATGGCGACATCAAGACGTTTGTTGAAAAAGAAATAAAGAAAGAAGAACAAGAACATGAACATGAGAAATATTAAATATATAGCTGTACACTGCACTGCGAGCAGTCAGCACGTAACCATTAAAGAACTCTTACTTGAGTTTAAAAGAAAAGGCTGGTCAAAACCAGGCTATCATTATATCGTTGACGTGAGCGGAAAGGTCTTTAATACGCTTTCAGAAGATGAAGTGAGCAATGGTGTAAAAGGGTTCAACTCGAATCTTATAAACGTTGCTTATATCGGTGGAATAGACGCCAAAGGAAAGCCAGTAGACAATCGAACTGAAGAGCAAAAAAAGTCACTCTTATTGCTTTTAAAAGCACTTAAGAAGAAGTATCCAAATGCTATTATTCAGGGACACAGAGACTTTTCACCAGACACTAATAAAAACGGCATCGTCGATCCTTGGGAGAGAATAAAAGCTTGTCCTTGCTTCGATGCTAAAGTTGAATATAAAAACTTATAAGACATGAGAAATCTAATCTACTTATTGCTTTTACTCCTCTTAACAGAGTGTTGCAGTTCAAAAAAAGTAGTAGCAACAGAAACGCATACAACAGTTGTGCGAGATTCGGTCGTGCTGCGTGATTCATTTGTGGTAAAAAAACTTACATCCTATTTCGATTCGATTGTCGTTCGGGATTCGGTGGTTCTAGTCTACAACGATGCAGGAAAACTGCTATCGAAAGAGCGTTTTTTGTTCCACGATAGGCAGCGCAAAACAGACATTAAAAATACAGAGCAAAACGTTAGGCAGGAGCGAACGCAAAAGCAGAAGAATATTATAGGAATAAAAAAGAAAGAAACAGTTACACACGACTTCACGCTTGCGAATTTTGCTCGAATAATAGCAATAATGATAGCTCTATTAGTGATAGCCTATGTAATATATAAATCAAGAAACTTATGGAAGTTCTTGCGAAAAATGGTCAAACCCTAGCAGATGTAGCAATCCAAGAATATGGATGTTTGGAAGCAGTTGTAAAGCTTTCACTGGATAATGATCAAAGCGTAAGCGAAACACCAAAGCCTGGCACAAAGCTACAACTTCACCAGCATATATATAATAAGGTGTTGCAGAAGTATTGCAAGGTGCATTCAATATCACCTGCAACTGCTTACGATTCACGTTCAAAAGCTAGACAGGGAATCTTTAATAAAATCTTTAATTCATCATTTAAGTAATGGCAAGATCTATATCTGAAATAAAGCGTACAATGACAGATGCATTTATGCAAGATGAAGCAATTCGTGATGCTTATGGGATTTCACCAGGCAAAACTCGTTTTGCTGATTGCTTTTCTGCAGTGAGTTTAGAAAACTTGCTTTTTTATATAGTTGCAGCGTGCCACTATGTGTTAGAAAGCATCTTTGAAAAGTTTACGCAAGACGTCGAGCAGAAAATATCAAGAGCAGTGGTTGCAAGTATTCCATGGTATTTTGATAAGGCAAAAGCTTTTCAGTATGGCGATGCGTTGGTCCTAAATCCTCGCACATTTGGATATGAATATGCGAAAGTCGACACTTCAAAACAGCTTGTAAAATATGTAGCTGTAAGAGATAGAGGTGCCTCGATTGAAATGCTAGTGTCTGCAGAGCAAGACGGAAAGCCGACACCGCTTCAAGATGACTTTTTAACAGCGTTTAAACACTATATAAATGCTATTAAAATAGCAGGAGTGGTGATAAACGTGAGAACAAGAAAAGCAGATGAATTATCTATTGCGGTGAAGGTTGTTGTAGATCCTTTGAAGATTAATCGACAAGGCGTCGATATAGCCTCATCTGAAAAGGTAGTAGAAAAAGCAATAGAGAACTATCTTGCAGATATCGTGTATGGCGGAACATTTAATAAAACAAAGCTTGTTGATGCTATTCAACGTGTAGATGGTGTCGTGGATGTTGTTCTTGGAACTTGCAAATACAAAGCAGGTGATGATTTTAAAGAAATTGCAGGAAATAACTACACTGCAGTAGGTGGTAGTTTCATTGCTGTTGGACTTGATAAAACTATTGAATATGTGGTATAATGTGGATTTTAACAGATGGATTGAGCAACTTGTTCCACCCATCTTGCGCTCAAAGGTACTTCTTGCAATTCTAAAAGCGATGATCATACCTATTATATATATACACGAGGAGTTCTTGAAAAAGAAAATCGATGTGGAAAGGAGACTTGACACAACGGCTCAGCGAACATCGATAGAAAGCTATCTTAATGGTTTGTTCTTTTTGAAGAATAGAGAGATACGAATAGAAGAGATAGACAATAGTAATAAAGTGTATGTGTATTTTGCGGAGGAGAATCAGATTGCACCATTTATTAATAACAAGTTCATTCTTTACGAATTAGGAGAAGTTCCAGATAAGCCTAACTTTATAGTACATATACCTACGTTTTTATGTACATCGTTAGAGATAGAAAAAGACAAATACAAAGGAGAATTTTTGACAAAAATAGTCAATGCCTTAAATGTTTATAAACCTGCTGGCAAAAGGTACAGCATTAATTTATACGAAGTATGAAAGAGATTAATTTTCACGATGGCGGAATGCCAGTTCACTTGGATGATCTTAAATTGCTCCAAAGCTTTTCAAAGGATGTCGTGCTCCTTTTGATTAAATCGCTTGTAGGCGAAAAAGTCGAAGCCTTTGCAATGAATCTACCAAAAGTAAAACGAGCACCTGAAGGTGGCGTTGTAGTTTCGCCTGGTGCGATGTATGCAGATGGCAATATTCTATCATGGAATGAAACACGAGTTGCAGATGTTATAGAAGGCATGCCTATCTATGCTTGCATTCGTGAAGTTACATCGGATAATCGTCTTTTTGCAGATGGACAAGAACACCCTTGCAGAATTGAAAAAGAAGTGTATTTTTCTTCTTCAAAGGATGGCGTTGCGAAAGCTTACGATATTACAACTATTGCTGTATTTGCAGATTTGTTGGAGAAGAATGTGGAGCAAGGCGAATGGAAAGACATTGGAAGTGTTCATATGTATAATGGGTATTCAGGTAAGGCTCGTGCAAGAACCGTGAATAATCGCACTCGCTTTCAGCTTTATTTGACGAGTGATGAGACGTCATGGCGTGAGCCTTATGAATCAGAACCCAAACCATTATATTTAGTTTGTAGGGTTTTCCCATGGTTGGGGAAAGCATTTTTAAAGGGTGTTGAAGTAAAATCAACTTTCTTGAATAAGACTATTGGAACGCTTAAATGGGTTCCAGGTTTAGATACTCTGATTTTTGAACCTGTTTCAAATTCTGCAACACCTCGAGATTGTCCAATTGTTTTAGATATTACGCTATGATGAATATTTATGATTTGCAGCAACGTGCAGAAGTTCTGCGCAAGCGACATATAGAAGGCTCAATTACCCCAGAAGAAGTCGGAGGTTTGATTGCGGACACGCTTTCACTTATCTCATCAATAGAGCAAAACAGTTCTTCACTAGCAGTGGTGAAAGTCTATTCTTCTGTTGCTGAAATGCAAGGAGACGCCTCACCAGTTGCAAACGATAAGCCTTTGCGTTTTGGGCAAATTGTTAGCGTGTACAATGAAGCTGATGCAAACGATGCCCATAATGGCGAAATATATGTCTTTGAAAGTCCAGGATGGAAGCTAATTGGTAACATTAATAAAGTTGCAATTGGTGTTTCGCAAGGTCAGGCTTTTCCTGGTGTGAGAGGCAAAGAGCTCGAAGACAATCTAAATAATGAGATTTCTACACGTGAACAAGCAGTAACTGCAGTTGGCAGAAAGATAAACGAAGAAAAGGTTTCTTTACAAGAATCATTGAGAGAAGTTGAATCTACTCTTCAGAGTCAAATTGATGAAAACTATCGTCTTTTTGACCAAAAGCAAGACCAGCAAAAGGAGTTCTTTCAAAAGGCACTTTTAAAAAGAGAAGAGTTCAAAGCAAGAATTCTCACACAAGAAGAATACAACACTCTTGTACGTGAAAAGAAAATCGAAGATGACAGGTGCTATCTTATACTGGAGGATGATCAATGATAAGATTAAATAATAAAGAAGTTGGTTCAGTTGAAATCGGTCGAAAGGCTGTTTCAAAAGTCATGCAAGGCACACATCTTATCTGGCAAATGGTAAAGAGCTGCTTTGGTTCTGGTACTTGGAAAAGCGAAAATAAATGGTTAAACAATGACACTTGGAAGTAGTTATGGCAAAAGCAATAGACAATGAAATCAAAACCCTTACAACATCATGGGAGGGCTTTAAAGGTAGTCGAATTGAAGAATTCATAAAATATCAATTGAGCAAACTTGGTTCAGAGAAGTTTGGCTATCTCAATATTGAAAGTGGAGAAGGAGGCTTACAGACCATGCGCTTTTTCGCAAATGAAGAAGCGTTTACACAATGGTTTGGTGATAGAACGCTATATGCAGATAAAGTTCTAAAAGAGTTTAGTTTTTACTCTAATAAACCAGAAGAAAGCTATACACTTCGAACTGTGATCACACGTTATCCTGCAACGTCAATGGCGCAAGGCTCAAGAAACACCCTTGCACTATCTTACAATTGCTATTGGGGCGACAATCCTGCAGAAAAAGACACTGCAGATGGTGAAGCTACAGTAGAAATCAACGGTGTAGAAATTGCGCAGCTTACACAAGTTCTAAAAGCTAGCGGAACAGCTCAAGCAAACACTTATGAGTTTGATTTGAGCGACTATCTAAAGGAAGAAACCAACAAAGTAAAAGTTGTTGTAAGCAACTCACATGGTGCAAGAAAAGAATTCCTTTTCAATATCAAAACCTATAATATTGCTTTGTCATTCGATAACTCTTATGATGAAAGTGTAATCCAATCTGGAAAATGGTCTTTGCGTGTCAATTCACGAGGAGTTGAAGCACTTGTATATTGTCGTGTAGAAGATGGAAAGAGAGCAGATACATATACAAAGAGCATCAATAATTCAAGTGGTGAATTTATTATTGACGAATTAGAAAAGTATAGCCTTGGAGCTCACAATATCAGCATTTGGGCAGAAAATAAGCAATTAGGGCTTAGAACGCAAACACTCACAACGACTTATATTAAGGGCGTAAAAAATGGAAATGGACAGGCTGCTCTTTCACTTGGAAAAGGTTTTATTGGAAAGGTAAAGCAGTTTAGCGTTGTGAACATTCCTTACTTTTTCTACCTTCCAGATGACGATGCAGGTAGCAAAGCAAGGGTAAAAGTGCAGCTTAAGTTCAATGGTGAAACTTTAGACCTTTTAGAGCAAGAAGTAACGCTGAAACTTGATAAATCTTCAGGCTTACAAAGTGTAAACATTACACTTGATGATAACAGATATTTGCCTTTTGTAGATGTCGTTATCTCTGTAGGACTGCTTTCAGTTACTCGAAGAATCGAAGTCGAAACAATTGGTATTTCTATTGTTGCAGCCGATGAGTGCAAGGTGTATATTCCTATGCGTGGTCGTGCGAATAACGACCTTTCAGCGCAAAACATAACATCTCTATATAAAGGTGTTCAAACTTCACGATTAGTAAGAAGTGAGAACTTTGTTCTTGATGAAAATAACGGCTTTTTAGACGGTCAAGGCTTAACCATAAAAGCAGGTAAAAGTGTAACGCTTAAAGACTTTTTGCCATTTGCAACAGACATCGGAGCAAATGGTAATAAGCAAGGTAGAACGATTGAACTTGAACTTGAAAGTGGTGTATGTAGCAACGAAAGTGCAATTATTGCACAATGCTTTCACGCAGGAGTAGGTTTTAGGATTTATCCAGGAAGAATCGAATTCGGATGCGCAACAGATAGCGTTACAACTTACTTCCCTGAAGGCTCAAGAGTAAAAGTAAGCTTTGTGATAGACGGCACTACAACGCACACTCGCAACAATCTTGGTGGTGGCAGCGTAACAGAAAAAGATGTGAACCTCGCTTATCTTTATATTAATGGTGTCATCGTGCGCATGTTCGACTATACAAGTGCAAGTTGGAAACAAGGAGTAGCGAAAGAACTCACCATTGGAAGTGAACAGGCAGACGTTAAGCTTTATTCAATTCGAATATACGACAAAGCACTAAACTTTAAGCAGGTGCTAGATAATTTTGCTTATGACACACCAGACATCGAGGATGTGTACGATGATGGAACTTTCGTGCGCTTTGGTAAAATATCAATAGCTCGAAGAAACGATATTTTGAACACGTCTGGAGACATCCACAATCCAGATGAGATAATCTCATTTGATAAAGTGAAAAAGGCACTTCCAACTACTCCTATTGCTATTTGGAACATCGATGAATTGCCTTATAATAAGAATAATCCAAATGTAGCAATCAACGCTACAGAGTTCTTGAATCCCACCTGGAACAAATCTACAGATGGAAATGCCTGCGCACCATTTAAAGTTGGAGCTCACTTATTTAATGCTGATGGTACTTCATCAAACGGCTATCCTTCACCATACAAGAACTGGGCGGAGATTTTCGAAAATGGAGATGGCAGCGCAGTCGAAATCACATTAGACCCTGAACACTCTAACGAAAAGAGTACTTCATATTCAATCACACCAGGCGTCGAGCAAGGCGAAAAGGAAGTAGTACACAAAGTGAACTTTGCAAGTTCTGAAGGTATCTTCAATATTTTAGCAATGAATCTCTTTCAAGAGATATTACTAAATACTGCAAAGACAAACACAGACCTGTATACGGCTTTCCAAAGAGCGCAAGCAGAGAGCTCTAAGCCTGTTACTTTCAGAAAAAGCCTCAGCGGATTTCCAGAAATAGGCTTTCGCAAAACTAGCTCATCAGGAAGTAAATCACCCGTGTTCTTATCTATCTATAACTTGATAAATAATAAGTATAGCGCAAGTTTTATGGGCTTCCCTGCAAAGGACTATAAGAAAGCGCAAATATGGGAGGTAGATGAGAATGTGAACTTCTTTAATCGTGAGATTACAGATGCTTATCTTGATGGTGGTAGCGTTGTGCAAAGCAATGCAACCAGTAGCAAGTCTCCTATATACTATGCACGTGTGCCTAAAAAATCACCTGTAAATAAAAAGAATAAGCTTGGTGCAGTAAAATCAGCAACAGACAATATCGCAGAAGCGAATAAAGAGATTGCAGTGATTAAAAGGTTTCACAACTGGGTGGTTTCGTGCAATCCTCATTTAGCAGAAAGATACAAGGTGCAGCATGGTGAGTATCGCACATTGGAAACAGCCATTACATATAATGGCGTGCGTTACACCAAAGACACTCCAGCATATCGCAAGGCTAGATTTGTAAACACTCACCAGGAGTATTTGAACAAGGTAGATGCTATATTCTACTTCATCTTTAATCAGTTCATTATTGGAATGGATTCATTTGACAAGAACATGAGTACCGCCTTTGACGATATAGAATTGAATACAGATGGAAGTGTGCGAAAAGCGACTGCACGTCTATTTGAACGTGATACAGACTCTCAAAGTATGTTCAACAATTCGGGTGTTTTAGCCTTTAAGTATTGGGCTGAATGGAACGACGCCTTCAACCCATTAACTGGTGAAACAGAAGCCATTCAGGGTGAAGTTTTTGACAACGACAATAACGCTTGGCAACCCAAACTTACATCAGGCTTTTCGCCTGTCTTTAATGGTCGTTTATCAGGCTTAATAGACTTGATACACGAATGTTGGAGCGATGATATTGCAACGATGTATAAGGCTATGAGAGATGCAGGATTGAACGCAACCTACATGTTTAAACGCTACCAAGACTATTGGAAAAAATGGTGTGAAAACCTCTACAATGCAGATGCAATGGGTTATGCTAATACTGGACATTTCACAAAAGCTTATGGTGATAAACTTAAGCTAATGGAATATTTCTTAACGAAGCGTTCACGCTATTTAGATAGCAAATACTGTTGTGGTTCTAGCGTTGTAAACAACTTGCGTTTGCGTTTGTATGAAACTGGAAAAGGTTTAGCAATAAAGCATTATTCACCTATGTATGCGAGTGTACAATGGGGTGCAAACAACTTCTCTACTGTAAGAAGTATAAAGGGTGAATATGGTCTTTTGCCTTTTGGTTTTACCAATCCTCAAGATGCTACTTTCGACATCGACGATGCCGACATGATCACTGACTTAAAAACATACTCTACAAAGGCAAGTGGAGATGTAATATATCATGGCTTAGAGGGTTTAGGTGATTTTAAATTTGACCAGAACATGACACTTTTAAAATCACTTGAGGAACTGATAATGAACTACTCTGAAGAAAAGCCAAACACCAATGAGAGAGGCGTGTCTTTCGACCTCTCAAAGTGCGGAATGCTTAAAAAGGTAATCGTTCGAAACGTTGTGAATCTTCGAAGCCTCATCAATCTTTCAAGTGGTGTTCTTCAAGAAGTTGATTTTTCAGGCACACCTATAAAAGGTGTTGTAATGCCAGAAAACAGTTCACTTACAAAGTTGGTCCTACCTGAAAGTATTACCACACTTAAGCTAAAGGGCTTAACCTCGCTCAAAGAGGAGAATTTAAAACTTGCAGGCATTTCAAATATCGACACCTACGAGTTCGCAAATTGTCCTAAAATTAATGGATTGGAATTGCTCCAAAAGATATATAAGGCAGGTGCTCCGCTTTCAAATGTAACCCTTGGAGGAGTTGATTTTACAACCTCTGATGTAGCGTTTATCGCTAAACTTGCAGAAGTTGGTGCAAACGTAACTGGTAAAATCACCTTCACTTCAAATGTGAAGATAACGTATGAACAAAAGCGTGCGTTTGTGAAAGCCTGGGGCGACATTGACGATGAATCAAATAAGCTTTATATATCTTATGAGAAGTTCGCTGTGACAAACATATACATCAGTGGTGAGCTTTACATTGCATCGCCTAAAGATGTTCAGCTTTACGCAGAAGTTCGACCAGAGCGTGGAAATAACATCAAGTCTTTGCGTTGGAGCATTTCTGAAAACAACTTTGCGACAATAGACGAAGATAAAGGTGTTCTAAAAGTAAGACGTGTGGGCAATGAAAGTGATTTGCCAAAGCCTGAAGCACAGGTGAAAGTGACTGCTCATTTAACTGATGGAACGATCTTAAATGCAACTGAAGTTGTAGGCTTCTATGAGCGAGGATTAGCACTTGGTGACTACGTTTATAGCGATGGAAGTTTCTCAAATAAACTTCGAAAGGATTTAACTGTTGTAGGTATTTGCTATTACATCTCAGAAGACAAAAACGACAGACGAATCTTGTCTTTGGAGCAAATCAGAGACACCGCAGGTATAGATTTGTTCAGAGCACCATTCTCAAATGTGCAGCTTACAGACAAACCAAGTTATCCTGTGCATTTTGTGCCAGGCGTGAAGCAAATCAACTCAGAAGCTGAAGCTAGACGCTATGATGGCTTATCACTTTTAGCATCTGACACGCTAGACCATCGAGCAGGTGAAAAGCTACCTGTAGGAAAGATAGATACATTGCTTACAATAAAGCATCGTGATGTGATTCTGCAAGATAGCGGTGTTAATTTGCCTATACCTGTTGCAAATAGCGTTGGTAGCGAATATAATAACTTGCTTTCGCTGATGAACATCCATCGTCCTCGAAATAATAACGAAGTAGATGAAAGTATCGCAGCTTATTATTATCCTGCATACTCGCTTTGCTATGCTTTTGAACCAGGCTTGAAAGGACATAATGAAAGCCTCAGCGCAACCTTTAAGGCGCACGAGTGGTATTTACCTGCAGTTGGTGAAGCCATCTATATTATGGAGGAATACCTGAAGGCAGAAAGCGGAATATTTGCGCAAGCAATTAGAGATGGTCTTTTCTCTTTGATGAGCTTTACAGTGAACTCAAATGGGGTGAAAAATACACCTTTGCTTTGGACTTCTTCACAGCGTGTGAACTTTGGAAGAACAAACAGTGTGAGGACACTTCGTGTTGAGCAAAAATCACCAACAGCAAGAGTAGCTGAATGCTTTGAAGTGAATTATAACTATAGTAATAACTTTAGAATACAGGTGCTCCCTGTATGTCAATTTTAATTAGTAAAAAACAAATATGAAAATTACACAATCAACAAAACCTGTAAGAGTTTGGACTTCACGTCAATATGGCTTACTTGTAGTATCATTCTCAGCTTTCATCGAGGAAAAAGAAGGTATTTTTACTTGTGAGTTCTTACAACTCGAACCTGGAGAATGGGGGTACGATAAAGTTCTTGAAAAACTCATTCGTGAGAAGTATTCGCAATCAAAGGTAGAAGCCTTGATTTGCAACTACTTAAGCGAAGATGGATTGAAAGAGCATGAAAGCGAGTGGAAAGACTTCCAGGAGTATCGAAAGAAGGCTAAAAAGGAAGCAAAAGAAATCTTTGAGTATGGAAGTAAGGAACTTCATTTAGCTGTTTAATTTGCCCTGTGGGAGGCAAAAAAAATCCCCCAACCTTTTGTAAATATCATCTCACCTACATTTACTTTAAGCACGTAGCCACGGGTTGGGGGACAAGATCCTCTGCCGTGACTACGTGCTTTATATTTAAAATAAATATGTAAGTGAGAGGTGCAAAATTACAAATAATAATCGAAAAACAAAAAACATTATGCAATTAAAGAAAAATTATTTCCAAGTACCCCTACCATTTATGGGGCAAAAACGCAAGTTTATAAAAGATGTAAAGGCTATATTATCTCACTATAAGGATGATATAACTATTGTAGATTTATTTGGTGGTTCTGGCTTACTTTCGCACACTGCGAAGCAAGAAAAACCACTTGCAAAAGTCGTTTATAACGATTTTGATAATTACAGCAGACGTCTAAAGGCAATACCGCAAACTAATGAGTTACTCGCTAAAATTAGGGAGTTAACAAAGGAACTTCCAAGAGATAAAATGATTGCGAAAGACATAAAAGGAGCTATATTAGAAGTTGTGAAAGCTCATGAAGAGCAATATGGCTTTGTAGATTATATTACGCTGTCTTCATCACTTTTGTTCTCAATGAAATATGTAACTAGCTTCGAAGAACTTACAAAGCAAACATTCTATTATGTTGTAAGGCAAAATGAATTTAACGCAGATGGTTATCTCGAAGGTGTAGAGATAGTGTCTAAAGACTACAAAGAGTTATTTCAAGAGTATAAAGATACGCCTAATGTGCTGTTTTTAGTTGATCCTCCTTATCTCTCAACTGAAGTAGGAACTTACACGATGACATGGAGATTAAAAGAATATCTCGACGTGCTTTCAATCCTTGTAAATCGTGACTACATTTACTTCACTTCGAACAAATCTCAAATATTAGAGCTTTGCGAATGGATGGGTGAAAATAAAGATAACTGCAATCCATTTGCACACGCTACACAGGTGAAGGTAAATACTACGATGAACTATAATGCGAAGTATACAGATGTAATGGTGTATAAAAAGCATTGATTTATATTGCATTTGAATAGCGTTTAAACGTTGTTCGAATGCTGTTATATACCTATTATATATATAGCGTAAATAATTAAGTGCAGCGCAAAGTTGTATATAAGTAAAAAAGTAACTATCTTTGCATTGTCTAGAATTATATTCTAACATAGAATTTGTTTATTTGCGATGGAACTTGAAAGAGTTTCATCGCTTTTTTATGCTCATTTGTTAAATTATAGTTAAAATAAGGGCTTTTCATAAAGTTATTTTGAAAAATGCTTGCAGTTTTCAAAATAAAGTCATATCTTTGCAATGTAAAAATTAAACAACAAGTCAAACAAATTAAATTAACAAATTCTATTATGACAACAATTAAAAATTTTTCAGATTTCGTTTTCGAAAACTATCCACTTTACAGAATCGAAGAGTTCAATAATGGTACAGCTGCTCTTCTAGGTTTCAAAAACTTTGCAGAGATAGAAGAGCTTGCAAGTAAGTTTAAAGATGATGAGAGCTTTATTGAAATTGCAGAGTTTGAGACTAAACCAGGTAGAGATATGAAGTATATTGGTCATGAAGTTGCACCATTTGACCTTTACACAAAAGTACTTAACGGAGAGTTCTGCAATGGAATGCACATCGAAGAAGTAGATGATGATAAGTTCTCAGTTACTTGCGACGGATGCGATGAGCCTTTTGCAATATATGACAAGAAAAGCGTTGACTATGAGTTCGACGGAACAACAAAGCAAATAGGAATTTTATTCAAGGTAGAAGACTAAAAACAAAAGGGGGTGGTGAAAACACCCACCCCTTTAATATTAACCACGTAAAACGAAATACAACTATGACAACTCAAGAATTAAAAAATATTGCAGAACAAAACGGCTTAGAACTTGTAAAAGTAAATAATATAGATGATGCTATTTGTGGTTTTAAAAGCTTCTCACAAGCGCAAGAAATAGCTGATAAGTATGATTTACGACTACTTACAATCAAAAGAAAAGGCTCAGGTAATTACGAATATGACGGCTGCGGTCTCTCTGATGATATTAATGTTTTAGAGCAATATGAGCAAACTCACTGTTATACCATCTTCCTTAAAGGTGATGAAGTTCAATTTCAAGAAGTAGATATCGATGAGACATTGGAGCAAATGAAAGAGGATGAAGCAAGCCAGGAGGAAATTGCAAAGTTCCTCGAGGAAATGAATGAGATCAAAGCAAAGATAGAAAGCTTAACAGATGATCAGTTTATTGCACTTGATTGCGCAAATGGAACTTATACAGAGATTCTTCCAAAGATGGCTGCAGACTACTACAATTCAGACAAAGACACTTACTACACTATCGCAGTAATGTAGAAAAACAATAGAGAGGGGCAAATCCTCTCTCTACTATTAAATAGAAATATATTTGTATGAATGTAAAAAGTAAGGATAATGGAGAATAAAGAAGAAAAAAAACAACAACACGGAGGTGCAAGACCAGGCTCAGGTCGACCTTTATTAGGTAAAGTAGCTGTTCAATTTCGTTTACCTGTGGATGTAAAAAATAAAATCGAAGAATATGCACGCCAGAATAAAATAACGCTTTCAGAAGCAGCGGAGAGGATGATTAGAGCATTTCACGAAATACCTTTAAGCTGGTAAATATAAAGCCCCTAGCAGTTAAATGTTAGGGGCTTATTTTGTGCGCAAACGGAGGGAAAAGGGGCTTTTCTCAGGGGTACACTTCGTTTTTCTTGTTTTATCGCTTCGTTTGAAAATGCGCTTACGCTTCGTTTTGCGGATTATATTAATTTACTCTTTTACTCGTGTTAGAGAATAATAAAATTTGCGATCTGNTAGCATCAACTTATTTTTAAGTAGATGCTATCTTTTATTGTGGGATTGAGTTACTCTTTTACTCGTGTCAGAGAATAATAAAATTTGCGATCTGAATCTTTGTATTTATTCAGCGAAAACAACTCCATAGAAGTGTCGGTGAGCTTCAATATCTTGTATTTATTATTATTACTTGTAGGTTGTCCATTCGATAAGTAATACTTACAAATCACTCTTATGGTGTCACCATTCAAGCGATAGTAGCCATTTCCATTGCTGGGCACAGCCCAAATACCATTCTTTTTCACGATATCATACGGCTCTAAGTCTTCATACCAATGATAATACGCCCCTTTTTCGGTAAATTCCCAACGCTGACGATTCTCCTTTTCTGCCGTAAATGTTCGTATATAATCAGGACGATTGTTCTCACTTGGACCAAAAACAATCCTATATGTGTTTAGTGCCCACATCCCCTTTATGTTCTCTATCGATGGAACCACTTGAGGTTCGTCCTCGTCTTTACTACAAGAACTCAAACCTAAAGCACATAAAAACGATGCGAGCACACACC